ATGGGGAACCACAACCAAACGGTATTGCCACACAGGGCACAGGCACCACGTCGAAGAGAAAGAGCACAGCGGCATGACTGTGGTTCAGCATCCGACATTAGCAGCCCGAGACGCTTATGCCTCACGCGGCGGATGGCTTGCAGAGCGACAGGTATCAGCAGTGACGTATCACAAAGAGTACGGGCAAGTAGCCAAGATAACAATTACTCCCGAGATGCTTGACACACCGTCGCAGAACATATAAGATTTGTTTGTTGCGAGCAGAAGCGGCAAAGACCATTTAGGTCTATTTCGTACCATAGGGCGTCAATCCAATGGATCTGCTACGAGATAGACCTAAGTGGTTTTTCTTTTGCAACCGTCAGGGCGCGTTAGCACAAAGGGCAGAAATCTCCCGTACCCAGAAATGACAGGCAACCGTACACCCCGGTGAGCCTCGCGGCGTTAAGTGGCGACCGCACAAGATACAGGGACATGGTGGGACAAGACCTGAATCGAATTAACACTACCTCAGCGGAGGGCTGGTAGCCGGAAATTTACACCACTGGCTATGGGTCTGGGCAGGGCAGAGAGTCTGCGATGGCCTCTTCCCACCCTTGGTTGAACTATGGTTTACGGTTTTATAATTTATCAAAATACAATTTATAAAAACGTAAACTGTTGTTACAAATTATTACAACTTTCCCACTTGCTCTTTCTCTGCTCAAGCGTAGAATTGTCCATTCATTACGGAGAAGCCATGAACCTACAACTAAAACAAATCAGACTAGATGGCAACACACAGCCACGAGTACAGTTAAACGAAGAGGTAGTAGCAGAGTACACAGAGGCAGTAAAGCAGGGCGCAGAGTTCCCACCAGTCACCGTCTACCACGATGGATCGGACTATTGGTTAGCAGATGGATTCCACAGATACTTTGCTCACAAGCGGGCGGCTAAGGACGAGGTTGCGGCTGATGTACGTACAGGCACACTTAGGGATGCCACACTGCATTCTGTCGGTGCAAACGGTCGGCATGGCCTGAGACGCACCAACGAAGACAAGCGTCGCGCCGTCATGATTTTGCTTAACGACATTGAGTGGTCAGAGTGGAGTGACAGCGAGATTGCCCGTCGGTGTGAGGTCAGCCATCAAACAGTAGCTCGGGTAAAGAATTCCCTACAGGTTGAAGCAAAGCCAGAACGCAAGTTCGTGAACAAGCACGGCACTGAGTCTGTGATGAAGGTTGATAACATCAACAAGCGCGAGGAGTTCGAGAAAGAAGATCCGATAGTTGAGATGGCTTCAGAGATCGAAAGCTTGGCGCAAGAGAATACGAACCTAAAAGAGAAGATCGCGCTAGGTGTAATGGATTTACCTGACGACGAAAAGCTGGACATCGAAGAACAATTGGCTCAATATAAACAACGCATCAGTGTTTTGGAAGTTGAGAATGAAGCCATGCGTCGGTCTCGGGATTCGTTACAGAACGAGAAGGCTGAGCTAGTCAAGCAAGTGATGTACTGGAAGAAGCGAGCTGAGAAGTCAGAGAAGCAAGCTGCATAAATAACCCGACGATGGGCGGTTTCCCATCAGGAGAGGATCATGCCGCAACTAAGGCCGCATCAAGAAGAAATCGTCCGCAAAGTTTACGAAGGCTTTGAATCAGGACATCAATGCCAGCTGCTCTGGGGAGTAACAGGGCTCGGCAAAACAGAAATCGCCATCTCTATCATGCGTGATTTCGCCAACAAATATCAGACATCGGCGATGGTTATGGATCGCATTGTTCTGGTAGACCAAACCAGTATGAGGCTCAACAAATACAGCATCGACCACGGCGTCCTACAGGGCAACCACTGGCGATTCAGGCCACAAGAGCGCATTCAGATTTGCTCTGTGCAGACATTAGCCAAGAGGAAGAGGCACTTCAAGCCCAGCCTACTGATCGTAGACGAGTGCCACATCTTATTCAGCAGCGTTATCAAGATCATCAAAGACAATCCCGAGATGAAGGTTCTTGGCTTGTCTGCAACCCCATTCACCAAGGGGCTGGGAGATATTTTTACCAAGGTTGTTGCAGGGCCAACGTATCGGGAAATCATTGAGCAAGAATGGCTTGTGCCGCTGAAGGTCTATGTCGCTAAAGAGATCGACATGAAGGGTGCAAAGAAGGTCGCAGGCGAGTGGGCGGCGGATGAGATCACGTCACGAGGCATGAAGATTACGGGCGACGTGGTAGCCGAGTGGCAGTCTAAGACCATGCAAGTGTTCGGCAAGCCTGTTAAGACCATCGTGTTCTCAGCGGGCGTGGCTCACGGCAAAGACTTGGAAGCAAAGTTTAAAGAAGCAGGATACAACTTCGTGTCCATCAGCTACAAAGAGGACGACGATTTTAAGAGGACAGCAATTGAGGAGTTCTCAAAGCCCGACTCTAGCATTCATGGCCTCATTGCCACGGACATCCTCACCCGAGGGTTTGACGTTACCGATGTAATGATCGGCGTCTCTGCTAGACCGTTCTCTAAGTCGTTCTCATCTCACGTACAGCAGATCGGTCGTGTCATGCGTCCACATCCGGGGAAAGATTTTGGCCTGTGGCTTGACCACAGTGGCAATTTCTTACGGTTCAAAGACGACTGGGACAGGCTCTACACAGAAGGTGTACAAGAGCTTATTGAAGGCGGTGAGAAGGCCAAGAAAGAACCTACAGAGAAAGAGAAGAAAGAATCTAAATGCCCAGTGTGCTCGACGTTATGGCTGTTTAAGAGCGACACCTGCGGGGAGTGCGGTCATGTTCGTAAGCGCATGGTCACGGTCGAGAACGTTGCCGGAGAAATGGTTGAGCTCAACACAGCGACGAATCCAATTGTAGACCGACAGAACTTTTACTCTGAGCTTTTGTGTTACGCCCAGATTAGAGGGTACAAAGAAGGATGGTGCGCTCATAAGTACAAGGAAAAGTTTGGGGCATTCCCGCGAGGGTTGTCTAAGACGACACGCCCAACTTCAGTTGAAACAGCGAAGTGGATACGCTCAAGGATGATTGCGTTTTCCAAAGGTAAAGCGAGGATCGCCGCATGAGCTTTGAACTGTTCGCTGCCCAACACGGTTTAATCATCAAATCCTTGATTCACGACAAGTGGGTTAGGGTTCGCACCGTAGATCATAAAAACAAGTTAAATGGCTCTTATAAGTTTCTCGGTGACGTTGGCTGGGTGATTAACTTTGCCACCATGCAAGAACACGCCATGTGGCGCTCAGAGAAGCCGCAGGAGGTCGATTACACCCAGATACGGAACAAGATACTGGCTGACGAGAAAAGGCGCTCAGAAGCCCATAAGAAGGCTGCAAGCAAGGCCGCTTGGATGCTCAACAATTCCCGTAAAGTACATCATAAGTATCTTTACAAAAAAGGATTCCCAGAAGAGAAGGGCTGGGTTTGGAATGATCTAATGATAGTACCTATGAGGCTTAATGACTCATTAGTGGGTCTACAGGTCGTCACAGCAGATGGTGACAAACGATTCTTAACGGGGCAACAGACCAAGGGAGCGACGGCTGTATTCGATAACAAGGGCGTCGTGATCTTGTGCGAAGGATATGCGACTGCATTATCAATAAGGCGAGCGCTAAAGGCGGTTAGGCAGCGATATAAGATCGTGGTTTGCTTCTCTGCTAATAATATGGTCGACGTTGCTAAGCAACATATAGATTGCTTTTTGGTGGCGGACAACGACACGGCGGGAATTAATGCGGCGAAGGCAACAGGTAAACCCTACTGGTTATCCGACAAAGAAGGCGAGGACTTTAACGATTACGAAATAAGAAATGGCGCACTTTGCGCCGGAGAAAGCTTGTTGTGCTTTCTAAAAGAAGGGCTCCTAGCTGCTTGACTGCTCTCCTAGTACCTCAAGCAATTTCTGAATGTAGTGTTCAGCTTTACGGATCTCTTGTAAGGAATTATCCTTACTGCCACACCGCATGATGTACTTAAGCGCACCCCCTCGATAGTACCCGATGCGTTGTTCGAGAGGCCAAGTATCGACCACATCCCAAGGCTCCACGCCCATCTTCTTATAATGATCGCCGCCGTGTTGAATGTCGTTAGCGCGGGGTGCTTTAGATCTTTCTAATTCGATTTTGCGTGTGTTCTCTCTGTAGATTGCTTTCATATCTTCCTCACTGCTACGTGTAAGACTGTCTCGGATAAGTTCTTGTAGTGTTGTTGGCTCAGCCATAAGTTCCCTCACTAATCCAATTGAGATACAAGCGGTTAACTTCCCGTTGTTCCTGCTCGTTACGTTTTGGCACGAGGACTCCGGCTAGTGCTTGGTAGTGCAGCATCTCAGGGCTGGCTTCAACCGCCGCCACCGGCGTGATAATAAGTTTGCTCACCTTCTTCTGCACCAACTCCTGATCGCGCACTGACGCGGGCTTCTCTACATCAGGTAACGACCCCATCGCGTAGAGGGCTGTTAGTGCTGTGGGTGCTGTACGCCGCCAACCGACAATGTATACGCCCTTGATA